TACCTATTATCTGTGTCTGTACTGCACCACTTACACCTATAGCACACAAGTCTGAGTTGCTAGCATTAATAGATGGTGAGATAGCAGAAGGGGGATTAGTTCTTATTTTAGTTTTTGTATCAACACTACTAGTAACTGTAGAAGTACTAGTAGAGTTGGTTACAATTGGATCTGCTGCTAATATGGACATAGGAATTATTAATGTAAAACTTAGAAGTAAAAACTTTATCCACTTAGACATATACTACTCCTATTCTTTTGCTGCAACTTCTTCTAAAGAATTAGTAAGAGAGTTCATAAAAGCGTCTCTACCAAACTGTAATTGCTCAAGATTAAAATTTGAACTTTGTATTTTTCTATCAAGGTCTGATACGTGATTAATCATAGTAACTTGCTCAATAGAAAAATCTGATTCATTGTATTCTTTATCGTTAATTGTAACTGTCTGTTCTTTTTGTTTTTTAGACATTTGTTTCTCCTGTTATGGTTTAGGGTGTGCAGTTTTAATTGCATTAATAGCGTCTACCCAAGTTGTTGTGCTATTAGTTATATCATCAAACCTCATCTCATCTTGATTTAATTGTAGGTATTCTGACAGTCTTGCCATGTCGTAAGTTAATGCTGCTGGTGCTGCTGGAGCAGTTAAAACTCCATCTACGAGTGTCCAAGATTGTGCTAAACAATCATCAGGACAATCCATCCAAGTCAAAGACGAGTGAACTTCAAATTCAGTTTCTACAACATCTATTACTTTACTTCCAGATATTAATGCTTTCATTACTTGTACTCCTCTACTAAACAAAAACCAGCACCGCCATTAGTTCCATCAGAGCCACCGCCAGCATTGTAAGACCTAGCACCTTGACCGCCACCACCTTGATTTCCGTTTTGGGTAGTTCCAGAAGCTCCATTACCAAAGTGAGAGGCTCCACCTTTTCCGCCATAAAACCAAGTTGATGTGTGTACGTGGTTTTTAGTACCGCTATCTCCCCAAATAGAATAATCTCCACCAGTACCATTATTACCTTGACCGGGTACGTTTTGAGCAGCACCCTGTGCTCCTCCATAACCACTACAATATGAGCCAAAAGAAGATGTACCGCCAGCAGTAGATGAGACATTAACATTATTAGATACACCACCAGCACCAATAGTTACAGCAACACTAGATACAGAAGTTACATCAATTATCTCTACAGCTGTTCCACCACCACCACCTCCACCAGCAGTCCATTGTTGCCAAGAAGTTGAAGAAGCTGAACCTCCGCCACCGCCTCCACCTGTTATATAAACTTTAATTTTAGTTATGCCAGTAGGTTTAGTCCAAGTACCACTTGAAGTAAATACTTGTTGTGATGTCAAACCTGTTACTGGAATACTAGTTAAGTTAGCTCCGCTTATAGCTGGCAATGTTCCAGTAATGTTAGCTGCGGGTATAGCTGTTAAATTGGTTGCGCTTGCTGCTGGCAATGTAGCTGGGAATCTAGCATCTGCAACTGTGCCTGTTAAGTTACCAGCTGGAACAGAAGCTAATCTTGCTGAAGCAATATCTCCTGTTAGGTTAGCTGCTGGTAAGCTATCAGAATTTGTAAGCAATGCTCCAGTATTATCAGGTAGTGTTAGTGTTCTATCTGTATTGCTATTAGGAGCAGTTACTGTAAAGACACCACTTCCTGATGCGTGTCCTTGTATTTTTACTTTAGCCATCTAATACTCCTATGCGATTACCCAAGTGCTGCCCGATGGTACGGTTACACTTATGGATGAATTTATGGTTACAGGACCAGCAGACATAGCATTATTACCACTTGTAATTGAGTAGTTGGCTGCTATTGTATGTGCGTGTTCGTATAAACCTTTAGTTGTTTCGTTAGCGTCTGTGTCTAAGGTAGCCCAAGAAGCACTTGATGCATCTGTAGTTAAGAATTTACCAGAGTGTCCACCCTGTGAAGGTAGTGCATCTACTGTAGACCAAGCGTTGTCACCTCTTAAATAAGTTGTAGAGGATGCTGTTCCTGTAGCACTTAGCATTGCTATGTCTACTGCATCAACTGCAATAGTTAATGCTGTACTACCTGTTACATCACCAGTGTGTGTAGCATTACTTACCTTGGCTGTATTAGCAGTAATAGCACTGGCTTGACCAGATGTTATTCCTGTCTTAGTTGTATTAGCTGCAATCTCTGTGTTGATTGAGTTAGCTAGTTTAGCAGCAGTAACTTGGTCATCACCTATGTGGTCAGTATCAATACTTCCATCAACATAGTGAACACTATCTATTCCATTTTCTAATGCGGTTTTAATCTGTGCTGTAGATACTACGCCTGTTTGTCCTACTACACTTGTTACAGAATCTGTAGGTGTTGCCATAAGTGTATAGTCAGACATACTTCCTGCTGAACCACCATTATGCATATAAGTTTTACTTTCGTCAGAGCGTACAACTACATCACCTTCTTCTGCAGTTAATGCTAAGTGTGCTGTTTGATTCGCTGCAACTTGAATTGAAGTTAATGCTACAGGAGCAGCAGATATAGTAGCACCAGACTTTGTTATACCTGTTCCTGCTATGATTGCATTAGCAATAGTAATCTTTTTGGAAGTACCACCATCATTAATATATAACTCTTCTGCACCATCTGGTGTGGTTAATGCTGTTAAATCTGATAGTTTAGTTTGTGCCATTAATTACTCCGTAATAATATATGTTGGTGCTGCTGGATTAGAGGATTCTACAACTAGCCAATGTTTAGTTAAATGCTCCATTAATATTTCTGTTGCATAAGTTTCAAGAGGGTCAAACTCTCTTTGCCATTGCTTTTTATTTATAAGCATAGCAATAGTTTTTTTCTTTTTCCAATGAAACTTTTTCATCATCTAAACAACTGCCTTCTTTTACCAATAGCTTGTCTTTCTTTTAAAGCTATTAACTCTTCTTTAAAGCTTTGAGCAATTGGTGAGAAGCTTCTAATAACTCTTGCATCTTTTCTTTTAGAAATTGAACCAGATGGCGTACCCTCATACGTGCCACCTTTACCTCCAGAACGAGAGTCGCTTGGAGTTTTTGTATTTGAGTGTTTATATTCATAATTAGTTGCCTCTGTCTTACCTGATTCGTTGTTTGATTTAAGTGAAGAAGAACCATAAGAAGGTGCTTTACCTCCAGATGATACATCTTCTAATTCTTCTTTAGGGTCTAATAAATCTTCAAGCATTGCCAGTAGATTATCTGCTTCATTAGCTTCTTCTGGTTCATCTGCAAACTTTAAAGCATTATGTTCCATGTAATGTGCTTCATCCATATCTTCAGGAGGATTATTAGCATAAGCTTCTTGTAACATGCGCTGCCATACTTCCTTTACTTTAGCTTTAAATCTATCTAACTCTAAAGTTTCAATAGTATCATGGTCGCAAGTGTCTTCAAATATGTCCATTAAAATCATCCTTCCCTAATCGTTTACTTTCTCTCATATTCCAAAGAGTGTCTTCATTCCCAAAATGAGGTCGTGTTGTGCGTACAGCCATAACCCAACTTCCTTTCTCATTACAATCTGGACAGTCTTTCTTTACTGTTCTTTCTGACATTGAACACATCTCATCAAACACATGTTCATTCTTACATTTGTATTCATATATTGGCATGTTGTAACATCTCCTTATGTGCTAGTCTATGGCAATTAGAACAAAGTAAAACACATTTATCTAATTCTTTTTGTATAGTTTCCCACCTATAATCTTTCATAGTACCCCATTCGTACTTCTTATTAGAGGGATTCATATGATGAAAGTCATAAAGCTCTCTATCAAATACTTCCTCACATCTCCAACAACAGCCACCTAAGTATTCAATAGCTTTGTCTTTCTTACGAAGTCTTCTCTTAAGTTTGTGCATAATCAGTTTGTAATAACCCTCTCCAAAGAAAGGGTTACGCCTAACTAACTATTAAGCTGGAACTACAAAGTTCACACCGGCATCTTCACGAAGTGTACCAATTCCATAAATAGTATCAGCAGTAAACAAATCACCTAAATACTCTTGCTTGTACTGAGTTTGTGAACGAACACCAACTTGTTCAGCAAATACTAGAGCATCTTTGTGAAGCATCATACCAACACGGTCAGTATTATTACCACCAACATTGACTGCATCACCAGTAGTAGGACAATTAGATGAGATGTAAACATCAACACCATAAATTGAACCAATCTTACCAGTCTTAATTGCATCACCAGAACCAATGAACTGTTGCTCAGTGAATCTGTTGATTCCAAGCAAGTCATTCGCTGCTACAGGTGGGATAATTAATGCACGATTGTCCATAGGAACATCAGCATTATCTAGTAAAAGAATCATTCCACGGATACCACCATCTTCGATAGCGATAGGTGTAGAACTAGCTTCTGTATAGTCTGTAAGCGTTGTAGCACCAGTCGAAAAGAATTTCGCTTTAGTCCACGTTCCAAATACAGTACCACCATCATCCCAATCTCCTGTCTCTGCTCCACCTTGTAGGTTTTGCGCAGTTCCAAAGATTGAATTGTCCACTTGCTTACTTAAAGCATAGCCAGCATCATCTGTGTAGAATTTACGCATTGAAGCGAGTGATTGTACCTCTGCAATATCCTCGATTAGCTTAGAATATTCATAGTGCTTATCGATTGTTACTGTGAGTTTAGTGTTAGTTGCAGCACTTAATGTAACTTGAGTGTTTGCAGCTTTGACACTTGCTGAGCCTCTTGCAGGTACAGGAATGTGAATTGAATCACCTTTCTTACCTTTATGAGCCAGCTTAGTAACTAAATTAGCTACTACTAAATTTGACTTGTACGCACCTATAACTTCATCGGACCATAGTTCCGGAATGAAGTTATTGGCGACAGCCAAAGTGACTTGATTTGAACCTAAAGCCATTTTACTTCTCCTTTATATAAATGATTATTTAACTCTACCTTCTACGTATGCTTGCTGAATTTCATCAGCTAACGATTCGTATCGTCTAGGGTCTGTTACCTGTAGATTGATTAAATCAGCTCTACGGTAAACCTTCTTTCCACCTACAGAATCTCCTGAAGAGCGTGTTTCAGAGGTAGTCTTACGTAATACTTTCTCTCTTTTAACTTTCTCAGCAGCTCTTACTTTAGCTGTGGTATCTACTTGATTGAGTTGTTTCCATGTAGAAAACAATTCATTAGCAGAATCAAAGTCATAAGAGTCAGCAGCACGGAATATCTCTTGTCGTATCTTGCTTGCTCCAATCCAGTCTTGAAAGCCTTTATCTTCAACTATAGTTTTAAAATCAGGGTGAGCAGACTCTAACTGAGCTGTCTGATATGATTGATTTTGTTTAACTCTAATCTCTCTAGCTTCCACCATGTCAGGATGATTTTCTATAGCTGAGTTAACTGCGTTAGCAGGGTCAGCATAGAACTGTTCCTCAAATGGCACTGGTTCTTCTTTCGGTTGGCTAGCTTCCGGAGCTTGATATTGATTTGCTGACAAACTTTCAATGAGTTTACGTTGTTGTCCAACTTCCATTCCTTGTTTACCTAATACTCTTTCAGCATTTTGGTGCATCTCAATAACGTCTTCTAGTGTCTTTCCAGCATACTTCTCAGGAAGTGTAGATTCTGGTTCTGTTATCTCAACTTGTGTTTCTGTTTGGATATCATAATCCTGTTGAGTTTCTTGTGCTTCTACTTCTTGATTTTCTGTTACCTGTGTGTCACCTAAAGGTGCTTCTTCTACTACTATACTCATTTTGGTCTCCGCCCCGTAGGGTTGTGA